ATTAGTGGTGGTGTTGGTGGATATAAGTATCTTCAATTTAGCAATGCTGGTGAAGCTACTCCTGGAGCAACGGGAATAACAGATGGAGGAATAACTAGCACAGTAGTTACTTTTGGTAGTAATAGAGCTGAACTGAATGGTGCAAATGATTTTATCGCTTATATGTGGCAGAGTATTCCCGGAGTGCAGAAATTTGGCATCTATGAGGGAACTGGTACGACGGCAGGCCCCTATGTAGAACTAGGTTTCCGACCCGCAGTAGTGCTTATCAAAGATATTGATAGTGGGTCGGAAGAGTGGTGTATGTATGACAGTCAAAGGGGAAGATTCAATCCAAATGGAGCAACAATTTATGCTAACACTACTGATGTAGAATATGATGGAAACTCTACAACTGGAGCAAACTCCAGGAATATTGATTTCCTCTCTAATGGATTTAAATTAAACGACTTAGGTAATCCTGTCAATAGAGCCACTACTCACATCTATTGTGCCTGGGCAGAATCACCTATGAATAACTTGTATGGTGCTCAATCTAATGCCAGGTAAAGTACCACCCAACAAACTGTCACACTATTTCCCCATTGCCTAGCAGTGGGGTTTATAGTATGTGCAGTCAAGTTTGATTTATGAGCAAAGACATGACTGGCATGGAGAAATTAGTCTTCATGGGTTCATTCATTTGGGTAATGCACTGGGGTGTTCGTCTTGCACAACAGGTGGTGTCTTATGCTTTATCTTGAGATAGAGGGGAGAGGACCTAAGAGAACCTGTGGAAAGGTTGTAAGGTGGTTTAAATCCCAATACCTCCCTAGACATCATTTGGGGGTTACTGTTCAACATAGGGGGTTAAAAAGAGAAAAGGCGTATGGTTATTGTTCAGTTCAAGACTCTGATTTTCGACCTAGAGAATTTCTTATTGAATTGGAAACTACCATGCATGGAGATCTTTACATTCAAACTTTATTACATGAACTCTGGCACATGTATCAACATGTAAAGGGACAATTGCGTGATAAAAGAGGTGTGAGATCCTGGAAAGGAATTAACCATGCTAAAACAGATTATGAAGATCAACCTTGGGAAAAAGAAGCAAGAACTATGGAGGAAGTTCTTTACAACGATTTCTTAATAGAAGTGTCTAAATTATCCTGTTACTAGCCTAAATGGCTTGTCGGGTTTGATCAAAAACTTTCGTTATTCATTATGATTACTAAGACCAAATTTGTGACTGTGCAACCTAAGTCAAAGAGAGCAAAAGAAAGGTTTGCAGGATACATGGACCAACTACATTCTTGTAGAATAGTGCAAGAAAGTGAGGATAATTATATCCTTGCTTCTATCACTAATAGATACTCTTTTGAGATGAAGAAAATCAATGATCAGAATTGGGAGGTAATTAAATGAGTTGTTTAGATTATAATAAGACTTGGGAAACCATGAATGGTTTGGAAGTTGCTTTCAATAAGATACAAGCATTGGAAGGAATGATTCAATATCTTCAATCGGCTATTGATGCTGATGATACTCAAGTAGTTAAAGAAACTGCAGGAGCAATAGCAGATTACCTGTCTAAGTTTATAGAAGAGTATGATGAAGCATCTAAACGTGCTTGGAACAATACTGTTCTTAAGTTGGAGAAACCTAAAGAAAGAACTCCAATGGATGAGTATGATGAGTTTGAGAATCCTGTAGGGCACTTAAATCCACTTTGATGAAGAATCATTACTACACCCTTAAGAGAATATAAAGTTTATAGATATTAGACATAACTAATGTTATAGTATCCTCACATTCACAGGTAAAACCATGTTTAATCTAGATCAAAAGTACGAATCTTATGTTAGAAATGGAACTAAAAAACTTCGTATTGATGGTGTGGAGGAAAGGGTTAGATCATATGGTTATACTGATGATGGAAAAGACATCGATGGATATTATTTGGTAACTGATAACTATACTTTGTATTATAATACTAACGAGCAGTTTATTAAGATGGAGGCACTGATACAAGTTCCGCAAAAGGTCGCCTAAATTATCCTATTTGACATTTTTTCCTATCATGCTTGCTATTTTATCCTATTTGACTCTTGGAGTCATTTGTAGTATTATTCTTTTTGTTTGGTATATGAGACTCTATGATCCTGATGCTTGACTTTAATCCATTCATCTATTAAAATAAGGAGGTAACTTACAACTCTAATGGCACAAAAGTTTCTTTATATCATTGATCATTTTGTTCCTTATCCACATTCTGAATTTGGTGGGGTTTGGCATGTTGTTGCCAAAGATGATGAAGAATGTTTTGATGTGGTAGTCTCTGAGGATGACGACTTAAACATTGGATGTTACAGTAAATTGAGGGAGAATATACATTATTCTACTAAATTAGCATTAGCGGAAGGAGATCTTCCCTCTAAAGTAGTCAGTTCTTTTATTACTTAAGGATATGGATTCGGGAATACAATACAGACAACTTATTCAATCGCTTCATCAGCATCAGGGAGAGATGCAGAAGATTATAATAGAACAAGAACAAGAGATTAAAAAACTTCAAAAACTAATAGTTGAATTGGAGGCAAAAATAGATGAATGAGAAGAATAATTTAACTACCTATTCTTATCATGAAGAACTTGTAGAATTTGGGCAATATGATATTATGTTTCCTCAAATTACCAATCATATTCATAAAGAAGTTAAGTTTGGGTGTGATGCAGACTTAAAAGAATATTTTGAACATTATTATAAATTTTTGCTTAATGTAGGATTTAAGAAAAAAGAAATTGAAGACACTGCAAGTGAATTTTTTAGAACTTCCTCCCACATTCATTCATCAACCACCTGAAAATTGTTCTTATGAAGTATCCACCTTCAAGCGTAATCTTATTTCTATTTGGATACTCAATCATTCCAATTTCACTTATACTGATCGTACTCCTCATGCGATCTGGGGATTCTATAACACAAAGACAGAGCGCTATCTATCGCCTATTAGCTCCACCAAGCAAGGTAATTCAGTAGATATAGATAGAACAACACCATACTCTGCTATGGTTCGTAACTTAAATCCATTGGAGAGTGTGCTTTATGGAGGAGTTTGAGCAGTTGTGTTTATGGAAAGAATATGAACCAGAGGTGGATGATTATGTGAGATGGGATAAATCCACGAGTATGAATGTCGATGAGGGATGGGTATATTTTAAGTGCAATCAATATATTACAATAGAAACTGCAGTCAGACCTAGACCATCATGTGATTGCACTAATGGAAAGAAAAGGTTGCATTACAATATTCACACTTTATTGTTATGTCATAATGAACAGTGGGGACAGTTAGAATATATTAAAAAGCGTGAGAATAAGCATATATAGTGTGATGCCTTAGGACAGTTGAACTACTGCCCACATCTGCTTGACTTTTTGGTGAATCCATTTTACAATTTCTAAGTAATATTCAGGAGTGCCTTCTCATGCCAGTTACTTATCCACTCAGTAAGACTAAGTATCGCATCACCCTAGAACTAGATGTTCAAGAGGATTTTATGCCTCAGAACATAAAGTGGGAAAAAGTTCTTGACATGCAAGGCAGTGAGAAAGTATCTGCTTATGTGGAGGATTTGTCCACTCCTGATTTCTGGTAACTAAATTATCCTCCCGCACATGTGGGAGGAAATAAATACTTTATGGTTCTTAGTTTTTCCTATGAAAACATTTCAACAATTTATTGCTGAAGCAGATCCTTATGATAGAGAGGGATTAGGTCATGGAACTGGTCTATCTCATAGATCAGGTGAAAAGATTGGAACAGAGCGTAAGAAGACAGAACCAGAAAAACGTAGAGTTAAAGCAGCAGGTGGTGGTAAGACTGCACCTGCTAAAGAATATAAAGCACGCAAGGATATTGGTAAGCAAAGACCTAAATCTGAAAGAGAACAACAACCTGAGAAGGAAAGAGGGTCTGTTAATTTATCAGCGAAAGAAGCACAAAAGAAAGCATATAGAGAACGTAAGGCAAGAGAGGCAGGTGCTAAGACTCAAACAGCATCACAATTATTAACTAAGAAGACCACTAAGAAAACAGATCCTAACTACAAACCAGCAAAAGCATCCGGTCTTACTCGTCAAGAAAGGATGAAAGTTCATAGAAAAGGTGAAACTGAATTGAGAAGAACTTTTAAGAAACAAGAAAGCGATAAGTATGAGAAAGAAACAGGTCAGAAACCAGATAAGAAGGGAAGAACTACAATAGGAGCAAGAGTTGCAAAGAGAATGGATACATGACCCAATACATTGTGAAAGCGAGATACACTGATCATCAAGATAGGTCACATTATATTACTGAAGAGGTAGATTTAGCAGATAGAAGATATATTGAGGATTTCATTAGATCTCGTTATCCTGTTGGAAAATGGTGTATGATTAACAGTGTAAGACAAAAATAGCATTGTATTATTGTTAGTTACCTCTAAAGTGTCCCTATAGTGTGAGAGGCACTCTCACACTTTCCACACTTGCTTTTTAATTTATGGCAACCCGCAGACGTTCAACAGCAACCAAATCTGCAAAAACCATTGCTACACCTGTTAAGGAGTCACCCACCCCTCAACCAGTTGTTACTAAATATACACAACCTGTTGAGATTAAAAAAGTGACTGAAGAAACACCTGTGAAAAGTGCTCCAAAACAACCTAATCTTTCAATGAAGGATTACATGGATGATTTTAAAGTTCGTTGGGAAATTCATCAATTTGAAACCCAAGAACTTTGGTCAGATATGAAGAAAGGTTATGCATTTGCTCAACCTTTTGTTGTTAAGAGTATTGATTATATCAAAAACTCTTATGATAGAGCATTTAATCAGGAAAAAACAAAACAAACCACTTGATAGAGTGTCCAAGGGGGGGTTTAAACCCCTCTTTTTTATGTTAAAATTTATTATTGGCATGTTTCATGATTAACCTAAGACCTCATCAATTAAGAGTGCTTGATGCTATGCAGACAGTGGAGCAAGATGCAGAGAATTTGTTAGCAACTATTGATGAATCTGGTGTTGATAAAATATTAGTTTGTGCAAGAAGAACAGCACAGATTGTTAACATGGTTAGTGAGACTAACTTCTGCAATCAGTTACAAATGCGTGGTTATAATTGGATGCATATAACTTCCAAGACTGGTGCAATTATCAATGGCACAGAAGTTGGGAGGGATAAATTCTTTGATACATTGACAAAATGGGGCAAAGAAAAGGGGATGAAGTTTGTAGTTATGCACCATACTATCTTTGAGAAAGGTCAACCTGCTGTTAGTGTAGTGAAGAAATAAGTATGTCGAAGTTTTTACTTGTAGCATTGTTTTTTATTGGAGTTCTTGTTATATTGCAAGTGGAAGATCCACCCCCGACTCCTAGACAAGAGGAGACTTTTTCGCCCTATCAAGATAACCAATCCAGCAAATGTGAATGTTATTAATGTTAGTTACCTCTAAAGTGTCCCTATAGTATGAAGAACACACATCTCGAACATCCTGAAGATCTGATTCTTACTGGGAATCTAGATGTCATTGAATCTTTATATTCAGTGGCAGATGTCTCTTTGAAGATTGATGGTGCTCCTTCTATTGTGTGGGGTTTTCATCCTCACAATGGAAGGTTTTTTGTTGGCACTAAATCAGTTTTTAATAAGAGAAAGATTAAGATTTGCTATACTCAAGATGATGTATTCGCCTTGTATGATGAAACAACTCATGCAAGTGTGATTGAAATCTTGTGTGCTTGTCTTAAGTATATTCCTAGACAAGAAGGCATCTATCAGGGTGATTTTATTGGGTTTGGTGGTTCTTCTACTTACAAACCTAACACCCTAAAGTATGACTTTGGGACTACAGTTCACAATAAAATTATCATTGCACCTCACACACAATATATTATTGAAGGTGAGATGTGTGATGCTGAGGCATATCCTTTAGATGTGCATTTTGGGGACACTCCTGAGGTCAAATGGGTGCAACCTACAGTTGATAGGATCCTTGTTAAAAATGATCCTCTGAGTATTAACCTTAGCAAGATACAGTTTCTAACACCCTCTAAGGCATCTGCAGCAAAGCAGAGCATCAACAAACTCATTCGTGAGGGTGAAGATATAACTGACCTTGATTTAACTGATATTCTAGGTTGTCCCTACCTTGCTAATCTCTATCAGTTAGTGATAGAAATTAAGAAGGAAGTTATGGAGAGTTTTATCATTTATGGTACTCCCAAATGTTATCTCCCAAATGGGTATAAAGTTGCAGGTGAAGGGTTTGTATTGTCCAATGAATTTGGCATGTTTAAGTTAGTTGACAGACCAACTTTTGCTTATGCTAACATGAATCAAGGAAGATTTGTAAAATGATAATGTTAGTTACCTTTAAACTGTCCCTATACTAAACAACCCATTCAAATCCAAGAGAGGATTGCATTATGAAATCATCACAAGTTCTTAAAGATCTTCTTACTTTAAAGGAAGCATATAGAAGGCAAAACTTTACCTATAGCACCGAACAACAGACACAGTATAAAGAATTGCTTACAATTAGGAGGGAATTAGTAACACAATGGAAGAAAGATGGTAGGGTTTGGATAGGACCATCTAACATCAAATCTACTAGGAATTAATATTAGTTACCTTAACCAGATCACCAAACTATTACTCAACCATGACTAAATTGCTTCTCCTTGCGCTCATTGGTGTTTTGCTTTACAACTCACCTCAAGCAAGACAATTCACTGCTGATACTTTAAGAGATGCAGCAGAG